TCATTGAAACTAACGTACAAGACAACGGCGTTGATGGTAGACAAGACCAAATCATCACTGAAGCTGGATTGGAAATTAGTGTTCCTGAAACTCACGCAATTCTTAAGTTTTCTTAAGTAGGAGGTAAATAATGGCACAATTATCAATGATAGGTGAAAATACTGTTACTGATGGAACTCATGTTATTACAGATGCTTCTGTATATGGCTCATGGCCTTTTGCAGATGAGGAAGGTGGCATGGCTGTTTATAGAACAAATACTATTGACCCAGCTGATACTGACGCTGCTTTAGTAAGCCCTGGTATTCCAGGAGAATTAGCTGCTAATAGAAAGTTAAGAGTTGGTTTCAATACAACAACAGCAGGTGCAGATGTAACTTCTGATTTTGGAGTTCAAGGTTCTTACAATGGTAAGGATTGGACACTAATATCTGAATTAGATGCAGATGTTACTCCTGATGTAGCTGGTATTCAAGAATATGAACTTGACTTAACTGACAAGTACTATCCTTGGATTAGGTTAATATGGAATGATGGCACTGAGGATAATACTACTTGGCAAGGATACTTTTTTGTATCTGGTTTAAAATCTGGTGGTAATATCTCTAGTTCTATGACTGTTGGTGGTATAGGACCCGACCCATCATAGTGGTTAGTTTGATTAATAATATAGAGGGGGCTTCGGCCCCTTCTATTAACTAGGAGAAAGAAATGAGTGATTTAACAATAACACATGCAGGGATTTCAGTAACTCCTTCAGTTAAATCTGGAGAGTTTTTTACAGCTGATAGAAAGTTAAATCAGATGAGAGTATCTTTAATAGATGCTGAACTTACTACAGTTGCGGCAGCTATAGCTAATAATGAAGTTATATCTCAAGGTATAAAGATTGAAAACGCAGTATCTGCTAAAGGTGGAACTGGAATTATACAATCTATTACCTTAAATAATGATGATGCTGAGATGCCTGCTATAGATTTAATCTTTACTCAAGTCAGTACTGATATTTCAGATGCTGAAAGTGAAGTTATAGGAAATTCTGTTTCAGATTTAGATGCTACAGGAGCTAGTGTACTAGGTGTAGTTACAATAGCAGACTGGGCTAATCATGTTGATTTTACAACCTGCACAAGAACTAATGTGGGTTTAATTATAAAAGCAGCAGCAGATACAAAAGATATCTGGGTGCATGCAATTAATAGAAGTGGAGGAAATTTTACTCCAACTGCTACTAATGATTTACATTTAAGAGTAGGGATAATGAAAGACTAATGTTTAATTCTACTGTATGCTCAATAAGAAATGATATACACTCGTCTAACCAGTATTGCTGGAAAGGAGATGGGGTAGATGGGTATATTTTACTTAAAGGTGCTCCAGATATAACAACTGGTCCATTTACTATAATGGGATGGATAACTGGAGGAAGTGTTGGAAAAGCCATTTTATATGGGAGAAGAGATGCTATAAGTGGAGGGCAATATTATTTCGGAGTAATGCCTAAATTAGGAGCAGGGAATGTTTTAAAGTTTTATTATAAAAACATCGTTGGTACTATTGAGCAGTATGAAGGTGAAGCTGGTCCTGTTACTGGTATTGGGAATGAATGGACTCATATAGCAATTGTATCTGATAGGAGCAATCCATTAGTAGGATATGTTAATGGTGTGAAAGAAACTCCTATTACAAATCTTACATTAAGCTCTTCAACAAGTCTTGCTTCTACAACAGGAACCGGAGGTAATAGTTCAGTTGCAATGTCTACTGATGTAAATGGCTCGGCTACTGCTCATATAGACCACTGTGTGGGGGATGTTTGTCAATATAATAAGGCTTTATCAGAGGCTGAGATAAAAGAATGTTATAATGGTGGGACTTTATTTGACCACCAGCATGGGCCTTATCCTGATAATTTAGTATATTGGGCAAGAAATAATCCTGGAATAAGAAGATTGTCTGCTACTGGGAACCCTGATGGAAACGAAGTAATGGGTCCTATGTTATCATATACTGATTATGTTACTATACATAATATGGTTGGGAAGGATTCAGCTAAAAAAACATGTGGAAGAATTGTAAAAGGAAGAACAGTTGTATAACTCTGTTAATTATATAACTGTTGATGTATCTGGTATTACTGATGAGATGATGGATAATGCAGTTGAAGATTCAAGAGATACATTAAGATTAAGTGCAGATGGAAATAAAGCAATATTAAAATGGGAAGGCACTACTCCCTCTTGCTTTGACGGAATGACAACTTATAGTCATTCAGAGATACTAGAAATATTAAAAGGCTCTGATTGGAGCGGAGGAGAATAAATGGCTTGGGATAGATTTAATATAACTACTAATTCTGATGGAGGGCAATCATTTCAAACTGGACATTGGGAAGAGACTATCAATCTTTTAGACTGGAGTGATGCTGCTAATAATGGAAAAGCAGCCTATACTAGTCATATTCCAATATCTGTTAAGGATGATTTTACAGTATTATTAACATTTTCACATGATTTAACAGGTGATACAAGAATCATAATCGAGCATAGTGTTGATGGGACTAACTGGGTTACTGCTGCTCAATCTGGCACAACTATATTGAGCACAGCAGATTTGACAGGAGGTACAGATATATCAACTATAGCTTATATAGATGATTCAAGGCAAGCAGAAAATACTACTGGATACTTTTTTGTATATGAGGCTGAAACTCATGGAAGTAGTAAATATACAAGATTTGGATTAGACGACAATGGTTCGGCTGACGATAGCGGTGAAACTGTTAAGTTTCAGATAGTACCACATTAATTTTAATAAAAGGAGAAGTAAGTAATGGCAATGAAAGACGTAAGAAAAACGAGGACTAATATCAATTTAGTGGGAAGCACTTCTGCGGGTGGTTCTTCTATGGGATTTAGTAAGCCTAAAAAAAAGGTTAAGACTAAGTCTAAAATGAAAAGTTATAAAGCTGAAAGTAAGGCTAAAAATGTTGCTAAGGCAAAAGCTAAAGCTAAACCACCAATAAAACCACCTGCTAATCCACCTGTTAAGCCTAAAAAGCCTTAATGTCTAAGGTTAGGAAATTAGCAAATGTATTTTCATCTAGTATTGGGAATCCTTGGCATAGTCAAGTGAAACCTGATACTAGAAGGAAGTTGAACTTAAAAAAGAAAGTTAAGAAATAATGGCTGAAACATTTAAAAATCAAGTTGATGCATTAACAGGATTTGGAAGCACTGAAGATACCGCTTTAAGCGATTGGTTAACTGCTGGAGCAAAAGAACTTATACATGTTTTCCCTCCTGTTTTATTGGAAAAATGTAAGGATTTTTCTACTTTAGACACGTCTCCTAATTCTTTGACAAATATAGATACTAGAGGACATGTTTTTAGCGTTATAAGAAGTGATGGAAGTGTTAATCAGATTGCTAGTTATATTGATTCTAAATTTAATGGACAGGTAACAGATAGTACTAGTTTATATTTTGCTACTGTAGGGGCTCCTAAATATACTATATATGGTACTAATTTATATGTTTATCCAACTCCATCAGATGCACAACCTGCTTATATTGAGCATGTTCAATTTCCAACAGTAGCTCATGGGGATTCATCTATTACTAAGTTTCCAGATGAAGCCGAGCATTTAGTAGTATTATATGCATCAATAAAGGCATTTCAAAGAATGATGATTGCATTGCATACTAATACAGATATTGATACTGCTTTAACTGCTGTAACAGATGCAGTTGCTCAGGCTGAAATTGCAGCAACTAAATTTGCAAGTGCTGCTACAGATTCTCAATTTGATACAAATGCAACATGGGATGCAACAAATTCTCAGCTAACTATTGTTAAGGAAGCTTTAGATAAAGCCAAGACACTAATGACTGATGATGCTGCATTTAATGCTTTATCTGGAGTAACCGATGATGTTACTAATGTAAGCGCTCTTTATTGGCTTGGAGAAGAGGATACTGAAATGGTTCAGGCAGCCTTGAATATGGTTCAAGTAGAAATACAAAGAGCTCAAGCAGAAATAAGTCATTGGACCGCAATAGGAGATATGAGAACAAAAGAGATTAATGCAGCTTTATCTGAAGCTGGAGGTTATGTTCAAGAGGCAAGCACTAGAATGTCAAGGGATACTCAGAAATATCAATGGTACCAATCTGAACAAGCAAAATTACAGCAAGATTATGATAAAGGAGTTCAGATTCTTATAGGAGGGACTAAATAATGACTTCAAAAGAAATGATGGAATTGGTACAGCAACATCATCCTCATATGGGTGAAGTTGAAATAGTTAAATTATTAAATAGAGCTAAAGATGATTTCTGCTCTAGAACTGAAATAGTTAAAGATAGTTATACATTTAATACAGTAGCTGGACAAAGATACTATGATATAGATAATAGAATATTGAAGATTAAAAGTATTTGGCTTGATAATGTTAAAATTTCTAAAGCAATAGGGAAACCTATTATAGATGATGAAGATGCAGGAGAATATACTTAATGGCAACTAAAGTACAGAAATTATGGTTTATAGACAAACTTGGAAAACTTGGAATTATTGAAAAAGCATCAAGCGTTGTTAAGAAAGATGGATTTCAAACAGATTGGACTTCTATCGCATCTGTTCAAGCAGTTAGATTGTATGCTATATCTAAAGATAGTGATATAAGTATAAATGAATTGACAAATACATTTAATCAGATTCCTGGAGAGTATCATGAAGCTCTTGTCTATAAAGCCGTTGCAATGGGTTATAAAGACCCAAGAAATATGAACATAGAACTTGCTCAGTATTTTGACAATGAATATATGATAGCAGTTAAACAGGGTAAGAAGTTTTCTAAAAGCAATTATTCCGATTCAGGATATATTGCGCCACAAGATTTTTAAGGAGAGAATATGCCAACTTGGACAAAAGAAGTAGTTGATTTATCAGTAGCAGGGGCCGCCTTAACTATTGATAATATAAAAATAGATGGAAGTAACATAGGCCATACTAGTGATACAGATTTATTAACATTAGCTTCAAACCTATTAACTGTTAATGGGGCCTTAGCACTTGGAGGAGCAGTAACTGGAGTGACCACTCTAGCTACAAGTAGTAATGTTACTATAGGTGGTACTTTGACAACTAGTGGAACTGCGACTTTCAATGGGGCTGTAGTTGTTGATGGAGCAACTCTTGGTTTAGATTCTGATTCAGAATTAAAACAATCAACAGGACTAGGTAATTACAATACTACATTTGGGAAGAATGCTGGTGATGCAATTGAATCTGGTGGTAATTATAATAGTGCATTTGGAGAAAATGCTGGAACATCTATTACTACAGGTGATTATAATACATCATTTGGGTATAATTCAGGAGGTGCGGTTGTAAGCACTAATCATAATACTTCTATGGGTTATGATTCACTTTTAAGTACAACTGGCCTGGCTAATACTGGTTTAGGGTCAATGGCAATGAGATATGCAACTAGTACTGATTATTGTACTGCTGTTGGTACTTATGCATTATATGGCATAGATGGGACTGCTTTGGAAGGAAATTCAAATACAGGGATAGGTTATAAAGCTGGGTATAAAATTAATGGAGGTGCGCTAAATAATACATTTGTAGGTTCTCAATCTGCAGGAGATGCGTCTCAATGTACTGGACAGGCTAATACAGGTGTAGGAAAAAGTTCCTTATCAGCTCTAGATGCTGGAAATTACAATACTGGAATAGGTGCTTTTTCGCTAACAGATTTAGATAGTGGAAATTATAATTCATCATTAGGTTATACTAGTTTATATAGTGTAACAAATGGAGCTAATAATACAGCAATTGGGAATGCTTCAGGATATGATTTAGAAAGTGGTGATGATAATACTTTATTAGGCTATAGGGCTGGTTATAATTTCTTAGATGGAGATGAAAACACAGCAGTTGGTTCAAATACTCTGTTCGCAGCTGATGGAAATGAAACTGGCAATACAGCTTTAGGTTATGCAGCTTTATATTCCTTAAATGATGACAGTGCTGATTTTAATACTGCAATTGGTATGAATGCAATGTATCATTCTACAACTAGCAATAGTAATACGGCAGTCGGATATTCAGCTGGGCAAAGGATAACAACTGCTGCGACAAATACAGCTGTAGGAACTCTTTCTGGAGGAGCAAATACTACATCTCTTACTGGAGATGGAAACACATCACTTGGACATAAAGCAGGATTCAACATAGAAGGAGTTGCTAATGATAATTGCTTTGTTGGAAGTTCATCTGGCAGGAGCCAAACAACAGCAGCAGATAATGTTGCGATGGGTTCACATTCTTTATATAGCAATTTAACAGGTACAGCTCTTACAGCTACAGGACATTATAGTCTTTATTATGCTTTGGAAGACCATAATTCTGCTTATGGATATCATTCTGGAAAACATATTGAAGCTGGTGAATACAATACATTTATAGGAAGTAGAGCTGGTGAAGGGAAAGATGAAGTATCAAGTGAAGGAGCAGGTACAGCTAGACTTGATGGAGATTCTAATACTTTTGTAGGTTATAAAGTAGGATATCAAGCAGTTAAAACTACAGCAAGTAATACAGCTGTTGGTAACCAAGCATTAGGAGGTGGTGTAGATAATGCAAGTGGAATGGTATGTAGTCATAATACAGCTATAGGTTCTGCTGCTGGATATTCTGTTACAACTGCTAATGAGTGCACATTTATAGGTCGTGGTGCCGGTTCATCAGCTACTACAGCTACTACTGAAGTTTATGTTGGAGCTTATTGTGGAGATGCTACTACTACGGGGACAGCAAATGTAGCTGTAGGATATAAAGCTTTTAGTTCAGCTACAACAAATGCTAGTGATGGAAATGGTAGGCCTGTATATAATGTAGCGGTTGGTTATAAAGCTTTAGAGGATATGAATGATACAGATGAAACATCTTCTTATGGTCGTAATACTGCTGTTGGAAATACTTCTATGATTAATTTGACAACAGGAAAAAGCAATACAGCACTTGGTCATGCTACTATGGGACTAGGAGTAACTACAGGAAGCTATAATGTTGCTTTAGGTCAAGCTGCATTATATGATTTAACTTCTGGAAATCATAATATTGCAATTGGTGAAAATGCAGGTAGCAATATAACTGAAGGTGAAAAAAATATTACAATAGGTCCTAACGCAGGTGATGCTTTAACTGATGACAATTATATAGTAGCTATTGGTTATGAGGCGTTAGGGGCAGCTCAAGGTAGTACTGGAGCAACTGCAGTTGGATATAAAGCTTTGAGAGAGGGAACAAGTGGTGCTGATAATAATACTGCTTTAGGGTATGAAGCTGGACAGCATTCAAATGCAATTAATAATACATGCCTTGGAATGGGAGCAGGTAAATTTTTAGAAAATGGTACGGGTAATACATTTGTTGGAAAATATGCAGGATATGGTACTAGTGACAGTGGTGGTGGAGCTGGTAGTGGGCATTTAGATGGTAATGATAATACTTGTATTGGCCTAAATGCAGGTACATCAATACATACTACTTCAGCGCAAAATACTTTTGTTGGTTCTTATGCAGGTAATACTACAACAACTGGAGGTGCAAATACTATAATAGGTTATAATTGTGAAGCATCATCAGCGACGGCTTTTAATCAAATTATTCTTGGTACTAGCTTAAATGGAACAGCTGATGACGCTGTATTTATTGGAGATAATAATGACCATATAAGATGTGATTGGGGTACTGATGCAACTTGGGATAAAGTTTCTGATAAAAGAAAGAAGAATGTATTAGGAGATAGTTCTCTTGGATTAGATTTTGTTAATGATTTAAATACTGTACAATTTACATTTAAAGCTCCAAGTGAGTATCCAAAAGAATGGAAATCCTATGACAAGGATAAAACAGAGCCAAGAAATACAGAAGTGCAACATGGATTGCTTGCACAGGATGTTAAGAAAGCTCTAGATAATGCTGGAGTAGATACATTTTCTGGCTGGAGTGAGGACCCAGATGGGTGTCAAAGAATCGGAGAATCTGCATTCGTGATACCATTGATAAAAGCAATACAAGAATTAAGTGAAAAAGTTAGCAAATTAGAAAATAAGGAGTAGGAAATGCGAATAAAAGATTATTCAACATTAAAGTCTGCAAGTAAAATATCTCTTTCAAAAGATGGAGATATATTTAAATTAACTCAAAAAAGATATGATTCTAATACTGGAGAAGCTATTGCTGATAATGTTTCAGAAATTGACCTTGAGATGTATAAGAATGATAAAGCTCATAAAGAAAATGAAAAAGCTTTACTTGAAACTGAAATTGCAGAGCTTGGAAAGATAATTACTGATATAGAAGCTCTATAATCACAATGAATATAGGTGATTATCTATTAAAGAGTAATAAGATTACTCAAAAGCAAAGAGAAAAAGCTGAACTTGAGCATGAAGTATCTGGAAACAAGTTTGGCAAATGCTGTTTAGATTTAGGCTTTATCACTAGAACTGAGCTTAATCAAGCTATAAAAGCTGTTCAGAAAAAACAAGGAGAAGGAGTTAGAAATATGGCTACCGAAATAGGTGAAGGCAGTAAGTTTACATTTGACTTAAAATTTATAGCAACGATGGGAGCTATATTAGTTTCAGCTTGTGCCACATACTTTAGTATTATGGGTTCTATTGATGAGTTAAAATCAGCAGATAGTCCTAGTAGATTAGAGTATACACATTTAAAAGACAAAGTAGATAATATTGAATCTAATGGAGATTTAAAATTAATTACTTATCAATTAAACGAATTTAAAACAACTTTCACAGAAATTAAATCTTTGTCTTCTCAGTTAACTCCTTTGGCAACTGATTTAGATTTCATTAAGGCAGAATTAAATAAACTAAAAAATAAAAAAATTGACATCCCTGAGGTTGATTTATCTACTTTAGAGAATGGTATAAAACAATTAAGCATGGATATAGAATCCATGAGAGGTACCTTAGATACTTTTGAAGATAGATTAGTTAAAGTAGAGAAAAGGAAGGGAGGAAGGTTCTAATGAATGGAAGACTTAAGACAAATATTGTGTATGTGGTTTGCTATGTCAGTATGTTGTTTGGTGGTTTTTTTTCTAATTCGACTGCTTATGGCTCTGCTAGCATTAGTACACCCTACATCAATGGTAATGTAGATTTACAAGATGATTATAAATACAACTTTGGATTAAGGAAAATAGCATTATTCCCTTATCAAACAAGAGGTAAATTTTATAAAGGTGATGAAAAGTCATTAAGCGATAAAGCTATAGAAGGCGCTGTAAATGGCGTAGAATACCTTTTTTCGGCTAGTTCTGTACGTAATAGGGGTTATAGCTACCTAGACCAAGAACATTGGATTAAATGGTCAAATAGCTTCTTTATCACTAAATTTAAGTATATTAATAAAGAAAGTAGAGATTTAGAGTTTGCTGATTATGATGCAAGGTTTAGACTAGACTTAGGAAGATTTTGTTTTACAACTGGAATGTCTGTAAAAGGGCATCCTATATATGGACATCCTGCTATTGATGATTATGAAAATCCTTGGTGGGAATTAGCTTATGAATATGGCTATACAGATTATATGGTTCCATTACATGACTTAAATAATAATGGAAATATAGATGATTATTGGATATGGATTGAAACTGATGAAGATACACAAGATGGATATTGGGAACACTTCTATGAATCTGTTAATTATTATTGGGAAGACTCTGATAGTAACTATGTTGCTGGAAGTGATGAAGAGTTCTTACAATATCATTACCCTAATGTTGTAAAAGAATATAACAAAGACAATAAAGAAAAGGAATGGCAAGCTGAAGCTTCTGTTGTAGTAGGTTTAGATGTTTTATTTGGGGGTAGCAATTACTACTCTCATCTTTGGGTTAATGCATTTCCTTACTCTGTTGGTTTGACAGATAAAGCATATAAAGGAGATGACATTCAATATGACGTTGGGTTGCTACTTGGCACTAACTTAGGAGAGCATATTGGGGTATTTATTGAGGGTGTTTTTCAAAGCTACTATGGTAAAGAAGAATATAGTGTAAGCACAGGCGTTAACTGGAGATTCTGATGTATATGTCGACTGCATTCTGGATAGGTTTTTGGGTAGTATTTATAATAGGTATGATTTATTTTAAAATACAAGGTAGGTGGTAATATGTTACAAGGAATCTTAGTGAAAAAAGTTATGGAAATTGTTATGAAACAATTACTAAAACAGTTTAAATTAGACAAGATACAAAAGTATGTTGAACAGCCTAATGAATTAGACAAGAAAGTTAAATCATTAGACAAGAAGATTAAGAAGTTAGAAAAATTAGCTCACCCTGCTGCAGACTTTGTCTGTACAGATTGTGGGACTAAAGCGAAGAAAGTAAAAGACAAGATGAATAAAATCAAGGAGAGATTCTGATATGATGTTATGGTTAACAGCTAATTGGGAATGGGTTCTACTAAGCATGTATGTGCTAGAAAAAATAGTAAAACTAAGCCCAACTACAAAAGATGATGTTGTATTTGACATGGTATTAAAGCCTATATTTGAAAAAATAAAAGGCAAGTAATGTCATTACCTAAAGACGAAGATAGATTAGTAATGTTAGACGATATCTTACTGAGTCGAAAAGATACTTTAATAGATAGTATCTCCATTGATAGTGAGTTTGTTTTTTCAGATAAACCTTCACATTGCCCTCATTGCCATTGCAGCAGAGTTGCAGGGGTATTCGTTATGGGGGCATATATGGGAAACCTATTATGGGAATGTGATAAATGTGAATCAATATTCTTGAGATTTAAAAAAGAAAAAACTGAAGAATATTTACAAGCAGCGAAAGGGGCCTGGACTAATCCTGAAGACTGGGGTTATGTACCGAAATCTAAATTTAATTAAAGGATTTATATGGCTAAGAAAAAGAATGGAGTAATTAAACGGGCCATAGTTACTCCAGACAAGCATGCACCAGTGCATGATAAACCAGCAATTAATGTGGTTTGTAAAGCAATAGAGTTAGTAAAACCCGACATCTATGTAGATTTAGGGGATTTAGGAGAGTGGGGAAGCGTCTCCCACTGGCAATGGAAAAGAAAGAAAAAGCCGCCATTAGAATATATATTGCCTAAAGTAGACGAAGATATACAGGCGGTTAATGAGTTACTTGACATAATTGATGTTTCACTTGACAAAGTTGGGTGTAAACAAAAGCATATTTGCGCAGGGAATCATGATGAGTGGTTAGATAGATTCGTAGAAGAGCATCCTTACTTAAAGTCTTATCGCTTCAAAGAAGTATGCAGGTTCAAAGAACGAGGCTACAGATATCATGAAGCAGGTAAGTATATCAAAATAGGCAAGCTCTATTTTTATCATGGGCATCATTTTGGTGGACAATACCACGCAGCGAATCATCTAAGGAAATTAGGTGCCAATATAATGTATGGTCATCATCATTCCCTGCAACAAGATAGTGTGACTTATATGGATGGACCTAAGTCAGCATGGTCTTTAGGATGTTTAAAAGACATGAGTTCTGAAAAGAATCAATGGCTTGGAGGTAGACAGCATAAATGGGCTCATGCATTTGCGATAGTAGATTACTACAGAGGTGGTAGATTTACAGTAGATATAGTTCAAATAATAGATGGGAGAACAACAGTATGGGGAGAGTTGCTAGACGGAAATTTATAAGTATTTCTTCTGATTATTGGGAATGTTCTCATAATGTTGAATACATAATAAAGGAAACAAATGCCTAAAGAGTTAAAAGAAATACGTAATTTCACAGAAGGAACAATATTAAACGCTTCAGAAAGAGACCTTCCTGCAGATAGTAATGTCTTTTCTTTAAATATAAATCCTATTGCAGAGCATGGTATTTTAGATTCTATAAAATCAGATAGATTAATATCTACAATAGATGATAAAATAGTTAGATTTTTTGAGCCAGTATCATGGTCATCTACAGATAATATCATTACAGATACAGGAAGAGATGGCTCTACTGATACTTTATCTAAAAGATTTAATCATTCAAGAGTTTGGGTTGAGGATATATCTAAGTTAGATGAAGACAGTGCCTTTACTAATATCAGTATTATGGGAACAAAAGGGCACAAGGAAAATTTAGTTCTTAAAAATATAGAGCCATTTTTTGATTCTTTTAACTCAGAGATGTCTGCCTCTCAAATTGTTACATTAGATGCTGCTATTAGTGAAACAGATACTTATATAGAAATTGATAATGCTGATTTTGCTGATGCATTACAAGAAGATGAATATTTTAGCATGACTCCACAGGAACAAATTACAGATGAAGATGAGAATGTAAATTTTACAGATGGAGCAACCACTGATTGGGTAGAGTATTCTCCTGATGGTTCAGCTGTTACAGTAGCAGTTGATACTGGCAATGCATGGTTAGAAATAACAGGTTTAGGAACAGATGCTAATGAAAAGCAAGGAGTTCAATTACCAATTGCAAATTTAGATGGTGGAGCTGTTAAGGCAAATACTACTTATAGAATTGAAGCTCATATTCACTATGAAGCAGGCTCTGACCCTGGAACGGGACAAGTGTTTTATTTTGGATTAGGAGGTGGAGTTAGTGATGCTTTTGATGTTAGCCATACATCATCTCCTTCATCCCCATATTATAGATATGTGACAACATCTAATACTTCAGGTAATTTGTTATTTTATAAAAAAAGTGATAATAATACCCAAATAAATATTAAAGGAGTAACAGTTTACGAAGTTCCAGGCAGACATAATAATAGAGAAATATTTAAAATGTTATCTTATGATGCTACAGCAGGAAAATTATATGTAAAAAGAAGATGCTTTGGAACTGCTTCTAATACATATTCTAGTGGCGAAATTCTTCGATTATGGAAAGGGAGAACATATGTTGGAACTCCTTCATATGATACTCATATGGGGACATGTACAGTACATGGTTGGAGCGATTATTCTGGTAATAATATAGGTGGCAATTCTCATATATGGAATTATGCATATTCTCATGATGCTAATACCTTTATTGCTATGAAAGAATCTAATGGGCATATAGATGTTGATTCTGGAAGTAAGAGGGTTATATTTAATGCATCAAATAAAACGCTAGCATTAGGAACAGGAACCAATATAGGGGTAAGTGGAGATATTAATTTCCATGAAGGAGATATAATAACAACTTATAGTACTGGAAGTTTTTTAAGTAATAATGGTAAGAGTTTTAAAATATTAAAAAAGAGTCTTAATCCATTAACTCTAACACTAGATGAATGCTATGGAGAAACAATATCTGATGGAACAATATCTAGTGGCTCTGTGTTTAATATAGAATCTAATATAATAAAAAATTGTACTTTTGCTATGGCTCAAGACCCAGGAGATAGTTCGGTTGGAGATGATAAAGCTTATAAATGTCTTAATTGGTTACATAGAAAGCTAGCTACTAGTACTAATTATTATGAGAATGCTACAACTAATTATGTAGATTGGGGAGGTACTAATTTTAGTATGGGTTCCGATTTAAAAGACAGCTCAACAAGGCCTTATATGTTTAGCGGAGCTTCATATACAGATATCTCTCAAAATCTTTACCCTTTTGACAGTAGCAGTACAAATATAGTAGAAGATGCTTTTATAGGTATTAAATCTCAATTTGGAGATAATGAAGTATCTAAAGGATTAAAAGTTTCAACTGCACTTACAACTTCAACTACTCAATTAGAATTTGATGTTGGGACTGATGATATGGGACAATATCTTGCTGAAGGAGATATTATATGTTTTGATGATACTGCTATCGATGGTAATACTGAGTACATGGAAGTTACATCTGTTGATGGTTCATTTGTCAATGTAAGTAGAGGAGCTTTAGGAAGTGCTCCTACAGCTAATTCTTTAGTTAACACAGAGCAGCCTTATAAAGCTCGTAACCATAAAATATCACAAGAAATAGCTAAAGAAAAATTAAAACCAGGACAAGAATATATTTTAACATTTCATGCTCAAGGTAGAGATGCGGATGGTGGTTATGATGGAAATGAACCATTTGGAGGAGTTGCTATTACTTTTAATGGAGGATATATTAATAGTGATGGTATATGGACTCCTTTTAAAAATGACCCTAAGTCAGGATATTTTAAAACTGGATATGAAACTGAATATGCTCAAGAATATAGATGGATAGATTTCGCAGATTGTAAAAAGTTTTTTGGAGATTCATCCGACCAATTAGGAGGATTAGATAGTACCTGGAGAAGATTTCATTTAACATTTACTTTGCCTAAAGGACATAAACTTGAAACAGATATGATTATAGAGTTTGCCAGCAGAGGAAGAGAGGGCTCTTATATATTTATAGATGTTCCTACATTAAATGAATATAGTAAAGGATATGCTATTGTTGAAGATAGAGATAAGATTACTAATGCTTCTTTCTTGGACAATTCAGGAACTAAAGTATTAGCTTTATATGATGCTAATAAATCTGCTTTATCAGCTATATTAGGATGGGATATACATAAGTATGAACATAATTCTGCAGTTTCTCCTACATTATCTCCTAACGCTGCTTCTGATGTTAACTCCTCTAGAAATTCTGCTTCTTTTGTTAAGAATAATAGAGAATTACATATAGGATTTGGAGGTTCTAATTCAGATAGTGCACCTCAATGGTTAGGTTATGTAAATAATAAAGTCTTTGGAGAAACTTTGTCAAATGAATTATATCAAGATGAGGATACTGTGCATAGATATGATGAGACAGGTGTTAATACTTTGTCTAAGATTTGTTTAGCAGGTGAATTTGAATATATACAAGGAGTAGTTAGCAGTTCAGGCAGCATAGGAGATGCTAATACTATACTAACAGTTACACATACAGGACATGGTATGACAGCAGGAGGAGACAATATTGTTGTCAGAGAATGGCTAGATACTGAGAATGGATGGGATGGAAATGGGATTTGGGTCGTAACAAGCATTACTGATGCTAATACATTTGTATGTAAAAGAGACCCTCGTTATGATAATCAACCTTCAGTTGTAGCTTTGAATAATAGAATATCATATAGACCTTATTATTATTATGGTTGTAAAGATGGGGATGATAGAATTTATAGAATAACTCCAAGCACTAGGATAACCACTGGATTAGCAGATGATACAGTATATACTGCAGGTAAAATGGAAGCGTCACTACCATTGCCAGGTCCTGTAAGGTCTATTACTACATGTTATAATAAGAATAATGATGGTTCTGGAGGAGGGAGAATATATGCTTTATCTTCATTATCAGATGAAGCTTATGTTGTAGATGTTAATGTTCCAT